CCCGATGGGCCTCTCCAGCGACGAGTCGGTCATCACCGAGGATGACTCCCTCCTGATGTCCATCTTCGGGGGCCGCACGGCGTCCGATGACGAGGACGGCGACGACGAGGACGGCGACGAGGATGTCGAGGCGTCCGACGATGAGGACGCGGACGAGAAGAAGGCCAAGAAGGACAAGAAGGCCGCCAAGTCCAAGGGCAAGAAGTCCGAGGACGAGAAGGAGGAGGACGCCGAGGAGGAGGCCGCCGAGACCATCCAGGAGGAGGTCGAGGAGAAGGCCAAGGACAAGAAGGCGTCCCAGCGTCCGCAGCCGAAGAAGGCGTCCAAGGGCGTCCAGAAGGTCGGCCACGTCACGGCCCCGCAGCAGAGCAACGAGATCAGCGAGCTGGCACAGCTCTGGGACTCCGAGCCGGACGTGTCCGGCGTCTTCGGTGTCAAGAGCAGCTCGTAGCGCAGGTTCTTCCAGGGGTCAGGGCCACAACTTTCTCGGCCCTGACCCCTTGGTAGAGCGATTATTTTCAATAGTCGCTCTATAAAATGGGGATAGATGTAAAGGGGATGAGAGTCCCCGAGCTACTACGGAGGTCAGTGTTTGACCGCCGTGGGTTGAAGAACCGGGGTCGCTAGACGGCCCCACCACCAAGGCCCTGTAAACAGGGAGCAGTACAAGGAGGCAACATGCCACTGCTTGGACAGGCTTCGGGTGGTTGGACGGAGAGTTCCTCGATGCTCCGGCTTCTGCACGCAGGCGTGCGGAACACCGTGGGTGTCCTGACGGACGATGCGTTCACCCAGACCAACCCGGCGGCAGTCGCGACGAACGTCTCGACCCGAGTCGATGTCACCCTCACGGGTGTCCTCTCAGGCTCGGTGGCGTTCACGCGGCCCGACGCGGGGAGCAACTTCATCGGCGGACCCGGATCGGCAGCGACCCAGATCGCCATCGCCGCAGACGTGACGCAGGCCATCGGCTATGACGTTCTCGGCTGCTTCATCAACGACAGCAACGGGCACGCCTACGAGAACCTGCCGGGCGTCGCGTCGGGCAAGGGACCGTACATGTCCGCCCAGGGCACCTACGGCAACGCGCTCTACGAGACCGCCATGATCGGTGCAGGCGTGGGTGGCGCTCCGGTGGTGGGAACCGCACTCGTGTACACCACGGGTATGCGGCTCATCGCCTCCCGGAACGGCCTCCTGATGCCCGCCGAGCAGGTCGTCGCTGGCCCCGCCATCAGCTCCACGGACTCGCAGGCCGCTGCGGCACAGTCCTTCGTGGCTGGGGCGGACAACATGTCAACCGTCATCGGCATCCTCAAGATGCCGCCGGATGCGGTCCAGACCGAACTGGTCTACGACCAGCGCATCTGAGGAAGGGAGTAACCGATGGCAACCGTGAGCAACGCAGTCAAGCAGCGCATCATCGGTGAGTACGTCAAGACCCCCCAGGGTCGTGCCAAGCTCGCCGCCTCGATGACGCAGCCCCTCCGCACCCGGCGTGACTACGCCGCCGTGGGCCGCAAGACCTTCCTGGTCGAGCAGCTCCCGGATGGTGCCCTGCCGATCTACGACAAGGACCCGGACGTGACCGCGTACATCGTGGGCGAGGAGGGCGAGAACATCCTCGCCGTCACCAAGCCCCGGCGCGTGATCTTCCCCCTGTTCGAGATCGCCTCGAACCCCGAGATCCCGCTGACCCAGATCAAGGAGCGGCGCTTCGACCTCATCGAGCGGTCCCAGGACTTGGCCCGCGCCCAGATCCAGGCCGCCGAGGACGAGCGCGTCTTCGCGATCCTCGACAGCATCGCCACGGCGGGCTTCGACAGCCTCCCGGCGCAGATGAACCCCGACATCCCGGTCGTGGCTCCCCTGTCCGGTGCCGTGCTGGCCGACGCCTTCGCACTCATCGAGCGCCACGACCTCCGGGTCGCCCGCGTGTACATGAATGCGCGGGACTACGCCGACCTGCGGAAGTTCGGACGCGACATCCTCGACATCGAGACCCAGGCGACCCTGCTGAAGACCGGCCTCATGGCGACCCTCTGGGGTGCCCAGGTCGTGACCAGCCGCCTGGTCCCGGTCGGGACCGTGTACGTCTGCTGCGAGCCTGAGATGTTCGGTCGGATTCCGGTCCGCACCGAGCTGACCGTGCTCTCCGCCGACGACCCGAAGGCCCGCACCATCGGCTTCAGCGTTTTCGAGAATTTGGGCATCGGGGCCTACAACCCCCGTGGCCTCACGCGGCTGACCATCACCCGCTAGTTCCCGAGAACACGGAGCTTCTTGCACTGACGACCCCCGCTGGCCTCCGGGCCAGCGGGGGTTTCCTTTTCTGGGGGGTATAGTGGCCCCGTGAGAGGAGGTACTGGATGCCTGATATGACCCGACGAGGATTCCTGGGCAGCCTGATGGTGCTGGGAGGGGCCGGACTCGTCCCGCTCAAGCTGGACGCCAAGGAGCCGCCGCCCAAGAAGATCAACATCAAGGTCACCCCGAATCCGGGCTGGAGCGGCGACTCCCTCAAGATCCGGGCTGCTGACATCGCCTACATGGACGCAGAGGGCGTTGTTTGCTGGCACCGGACTCGATTCAGCGCCATCCGCACGGGTGACATCTTTCGGGTGGTCGAGCCGGACGGCACCATCGCAGACCAGGGAACCAAGAACGAGGTCTGCATCGCGACCGAGGACCCGGTGCCTATTCCCTACAGCGAGGATGGGCAGGAGTGGACGTGGGGTGTGAAGTGCGACCCCTACTCGACCCTCACCCTCAGTCCCGAGGACGTGGAGCGTCTGAAGCTGGTCGGGAGTGGTGTCCTGCACCCCGACAACATGGATGCGGACGGCATTGGGGTTGACCCGTTCGCCGCCCGCTGGAGTGGGAAGTATCCCAAGGATCTGAGTCTGGATGACATGGAGGCGATCACTTACAAGGAACTGGCGCGCATCTACAAGGGGTTGATGTAATGGCTGACAATATCACCGAGGCCGACCTGAAGAACCGGATGTACTACAAGCCCCCCTCCCAGGCGGAGCAGGAGGCTCACAAGGCCATCCAGGATGCAGCGATGGAGATGGCCACCGTCCTGATGGTCAACTGCCCCAACCCGAGCCGTGAGCTTGACCTGGCCATCGCCAAGGTCGAGGAAGCCCGGATGTGGGGCAGCGCCGCAGTCGCCCACGCTTCTGGGGGCTAACTGGTAGCTCGCCTATACCCGGTGGTGGGTATGGACACCAAGGGCACCCATCTCATCGCTGAATACTGGGGCTGCCACCCTAACATCCTCAATGACGTAGAGCAGCTTCGGACGGCCATGTTCGTGGCCGTGGGCATCGCTCAGGCCACAGCCGTCAACTCGGTCTTCCACACGTTCCCCCACCAGGGCGTCACTGGGGTCGTGGTCGTGGAAGAGTCCCACTTTGCCATTCACACCTGTCCCGAGGAAGGCTACGCCGCCTGTGATTTCTTTACTCGTCAGAGAGACTGCGACCTGATGGCTGCCCACAACGTCATGGTTGAAGTCCTGGGGGTGGATAGGTGGCACCTCCTGGAGATTGATAGAGGTCATCCACTTGATGGCCTACGGGCAAATGCACTCGCAAGTCCCGAGAATCCTTAAAGTATCTAAAATATCTTCCCTACTTTCTTGATAGGCGACCCCTTATAGGTGAGGAGGAGCATATCGCATGTCCTCTGCGGTCGCCATCGAGACCCCCGACTGCTTTGGTCACTTCGCCAACGCCTTCCGTGTCCTTGAAGGCGATGGGGAGGGGTGTCTGCTGGACTTCCTTGTCTACTCTGCATCCGCGAACAAGGCGTCTGTTGTATCCCGAATTCGGGTCCGTCGAGAGTTCCTTCCTTCCATCCGTGACTCCCTCAGTATGGCCCTCACCGAAGTTTCCCGTGACACTTCCTGTGTTGCCGGGGTAAATTAAACCACCTTGAGCTGAAACATCCCCGGAGAACCGGGGTAGAATGTAGTGAATTCGACCGTGGAGGACGAGTCATGGCAGAGGTATTCGAGACGGGGATTTTCAAGCCTTACCGGGCGACGAACAAGATCCACCTGGGAACCATCCAGCAGGACATTCCCGAGGGGACCATCGTGGAGTTCGACGGCTCCATCCTGAAGTGGGGTGGCCAGACCTACACGGTCCCCCAGTTGCAGGCTGGGATTCGGGCAGGGTGGCTTGTTCCCGCAGCGGACACCACCTCGATCTACAGGCCACAGCCCGCCGGGGTCCGAGTCCGTCCGGCCCAGTCTGCCGGATCGGAGCGCGGTGAGCCGATGCAGATGGAGGAGGCTTCCGAGGAGGAGCAAGTCGTGGGCACCGTAGCTGGTGCTGCCGAGCGCCGTGAGGATGCCCGTATTGCGGGTGCCCACCAGGTTCAGCGCCCGGCCCCGGCTCCCGCTCCGGTGCAGCCGTCTCCGGCGCAGCCTGAGTTCGAGGACGCCCCGGCCCCGCCGGAGGACATGGACGCGACTCCGCCTCCCGCCACGGCGACCACGACGATCAGTGAGCCTGTGCCCACCGAGGTCGAGTACGTGACCCCGGCACCGCCTCCTGCCCCCGTCTCCGAGCCGCATGTCACCAAGGTCGGACGCACGATGGAGGTCATCTCCGAGGACGGTGGAGACCAGGAGGCCGAGGCGGTCGCCACCATCCGCACCCCGGCCAAGCAGAGGACCCTGATCACCGACAGTTCCGCTGCGGCCAACGCGGTCAACCAGCTCGACAACCGCCCGCCGCCCAAGGCCCAGAAGATAGCCAACGCTTCGGCCCCTGTGCCCGAGGCGGCTACGCCGTCCCAGGACATCAGACACACCGGGAAGGACGGGGCCTCGGGTGACGTGTCCGTGGCCATGTCGGGAGACGACCTGACCGACATCCTGCCCGGCGCTGCGGTTCCCCCGGCTCCGGCTCCCACGCCGAACATCCAGTGGGATCGGAACCTCCACTGGCGCTCTCGGGTCCAGCAGGCCATCTCGGAGTACGGTGACAACCCCGTCGCCATCCGGCAGATCCTCGCCCAGGAGACGCCGAACGTAGCCAAGCACATCCGCTCCGAGCTGATCAAGAACGGAAAGCAGGTCGAGTAGCTTTCCCGCTACTTCGTCAATATACATCCCTCTGTAGGAGACTGTGTGCCTCCTGCGGAGGATGAAGTGCCTAAA